TGTGCCAGGAGCTCCATCAAATAAGTTATAGAAAGCCCAACGTCTGCGAACATAACTGTTCAAAGGTATTGCAGCTTTCAGTCCAGCACCACTAGGATCACCCGACAAACGGATAGTTGCGATATTATTTCCTGTATTAACGGCAGTTACTTGATATTCATTTCCTTCATCACCAGCGATATAGGCAAAAGTAGAAGCATCTGAGACTGCATCAACAGATGAGAATGAAAGTAAATCACCCACGTTAAGTGCATAACCAGATAAATCTATATTATCAAGTGTTATGGATGTATCTCCGACAGCAGAACTTGATCCTTTTGTTTGGTTTTGGTCCGTTAAATGCTGTTCAAATGCAGTTGCGCCGGGACATACTTGAATACCGATTGAGTTTCCCCATGTTCCAGCTGTTCTTGCATACCAATCGTTAGAAGTTATCTGGCCATCCCCCGATTCAGACCAATATGCATTTAGATAGTGCTCATCATCACGTACCAGAACGCCAGATGCTTCACCAGCATTAAGATGTCCAGATGTTGGCCGAACAACTCTAAGTTGATCGGAATATTGTAGAAAGTTAGCTGCAGTAAACCACCATTCAAAGTTACTTGAATTTGGTTTACCAAAGACTTCTAATAGGTCCAGCTCACTTCCTACCGTAGTTATACTTCCAGATGGACCTTTTGCTGCAGGCATCGCAATAGCACCAACCGTGGTGGCAACTGCCGGAATAATACCTGTAAGATCAATCTCTCGTACATGTACGCCAGGAGAAGATAAAAAAGACATTTTGTTGCTCCTTTATTTTTTATTGTTAGTCAAGAATATTTATAAAAAAAAGAATTGCAAAAAGGTGTTTTTAGATGTGTTATAACATATAAATAAATTTATTTATGTATTATAACATATAAATAAAATCATGGTAAATGCACATTATGAGAAGTATAAGGAAACAATTAAAAAGGTGGCTCGTAGAAATTACCGTAAACGTATCGTTATACTTAATGAATACTTAGCCGACAAACATTGTAGTCATTGTGGTGAGGCAGAAACAGTATGTCTAAAATTCTACCCCCACGATTCAGAGATACGTAAAATAACAAAACGAGTTGGCACTAATGATAAAAGTCGGCACGAAATTTTACTTCTAATAAGCAAATCTCACATTCTCTGTTCTAATTGTTGGATTAAATCAGATAATGATTTAATTGAGTTTATTTAGATGTATATATAGTATCAGTGAATTTGAAAAGGAAATATTATGTTTAAATTTATTTTGACGCTAACCTGGCATCATTTCGATACTGAAGATTATATCACATACAAAGGGGTGGAAAGCACTTGCCCCATGAAAGCCGTAGATGAGCATGATGACGTATGGATTATGGACGGCGCTACCGTTACTCGCTTTGGTAAGGACAGTACAGTGGTCCCAGTCACTTATTTCTGCATACTTGAAAGCAAACTGGATCGTGAGCCCAAGTTCAACGCCCACCCTTAAACATTAAATCATACTACCAATTGCTATCATAAGTTCGTACTATAGGATTCCATTTAGTTCCATACTCATCAACCATCTCACCTATATTCTCGTCTTCAAGTCCAGTAACAATAAACCCAAATGGCGCCATGTCTTGCTCCAATGCGTCCTGTTGTTCTTTCATCATGGTTTGTCTAATATCCATATCTGTTAATTCTTTAAAATAAGTTTGGTCTGTACACCAAGCAAACATAAACATACATGCAACTAAATCATCATTACAACCGTCATCAGCTTCAAAAGAACTTCCTTTAATAATAAACGTAGAAAGTTCACTAATACATTCCAAATCTGGAACATAAAGTTTGTCATCCTCAATTAATTGTTTTAGGTTTGAACAACCAACTTTTTTTGTTGCTTTTGTAGTTCTTATACCCAACTGTGCCTTTCCACCGCTAAACCCCCCTCCAAGGACTTGGCCTGCACGCCCACGCATACTTGCCATAACTAGGTTGTCATACTCCAAGTCGAACTGTAAAGTATTAGCAACCGACTCGCCAATATCGTTTACTTCTACAAGAACAAATGATTGATTATATGCACGTGCAGTATCATAAATTTTACTGGGAAATACAAGAGGCTTTATATTATTATCACGATATTTTGCAGCAATCCTATAGGGTATTTGTGATATATCAAATACAATAAATGCAGAGTAGTCTTTTTGTGTACCTCTTGCAACATCAACCGTGATCATATATGTTTTACCTTCTGCTGGATTTTCATATACGTCTAGGCCAGCATTAGATTTTAAAGGAGTCTGGTATGTTAATGTCCTAAGTTTTGCAGGAGTTATTAGTGTATCAATAGAACCAAGGAACTCACACTCAAACTCTGTGTTGAACTGTGATTCTGAGGTATTTCGTATTGTTTCTTCTTTCCATGCGGCATCCCGACCCGGCACCTCACTCCAATGAACTTCAATAGGGACATAAGAGTTTCTTTTCTCTTCTGCATCTACCCACATTTTATAGAACATATTCATTCCATGTGGTGTAGAAACAATCATTACCTTTGAAGTTTTGCCGGAGGAGATGGTGGGATAGACGGAACTGAAGAATTGTTCAGCCACGTTAACGGGAACGTAAGCAAACTCATCAAGGAAAATAATATTATAACTACCGCCACGCACCGCACTAGCAGAAGTAGAAGACGCAAGAATCCTAGAACCATTTTCAAGTTCCAGACTCCCTTTGTTCCATGACATTACTCCTTGTTGCAACCATTTGGGTAAATGTTCATAAGCAAGTTGCAACCGCGAAAGTAAATCACGAGCAATTGCTGCCTTATTTGCAAGTATTGCCACATTAACTGAAGCATTAAATAATACATAATGTAGGAGATAGGCAATAATTATTGTAGACTTGCCAGATTGTCTAGGTAATTTGCAGATAGTAAAACGATTGTTATGGAACGTACCAACCATATCTTTCTGAAAATCATACATCTTAAATGATATTAAGCCTTCATCTAGAGAAACAATTTTAACATATTCCTCTATAAAATATTGAGGATCATCCATGCATTTAGCAAAAGATTCTAATTGTTCTTTTGTCCACTCTTGAGCAACATTTGTCTTTTTAAGATTAGGATTACCCAGATATACTGTAGCTACCGCCATTATTGTTTATCTTTCAACATTTTCTGTAATTCTGCTGTTGATCCTACAAATAATGCATTGGTTACATTCTTTGGCGCATTACTGGGAACTTCTTTAAGTTTCCTCATTTTCTCTTGAAGATCACCTAGTTTTTCGGTAACTTCTGCGACTTGTTTGATAAGATTTCCAGCAACCTCGTATCCTCTTGGATGTTCTCCCTCTCTCGCAATTTCAAGTATTCCATCAATTGCAGTTGAGCCCTTTTCAACCAAATTATAAAATTGTTTTCTTTGATATGCATAATCCGTTTCAATGTCCTCTTCACCTATTAATTCGAATGGTACACCGAGCTCAACTGTCGCTGGCCACTGATGTTGAAGAAAATTTTCACCAGCATCTATTTGTTGTAAGGGGTCTTGCACTACACCAAGTTCTTTATCTATTTTTTCATTCATTTTATATATTTATAGTCAAAAATTCTGTTGACATATACTCCATAATATTTTTCCTATTAACAATAACTCCATCAGATGTTATAGCCATCACATTGTAATTTGTTGGTATAGGTAGAATCATCTCCTTTTGCACAGAAAAAAGCATTTCAGACTTTACCACAGTATATGCATATTCTTTATCCCATCTTGCAACAAAATTTCTAAGTTCCATTTTACATTTTAAAAAATCTTCTGGCGCAGTCCAGTGATCGGCATACCATACCATTTTACGATCATGATGAGTATTAATAGCAAATTTTTCTAATAATGGGCAAAGAAAAAATGGTTTATAATTTTCTATAGGAAACTTTTCTATATTAATATTTTGGAGTTTGCTAAATGATTGTGTTATTCTTGTAAATCTGGTTATATTCCACCAATTATTATGATTATAGTCATAATCATTTTCTGATTGTGTGTATCTTGCGTTATTTGTATTTCTACTATGAGGATATCCTGTACTACCAAACAACCTATCAGCTTCACTTCCTGTAGTAAAAATATTTGTGTCTATATTAGCGGCACCAAAAAGATTACCATTTGCAAATTCGTAAGATAAGTGACTTACTATTTTTTTATATCCTTTTGGGTAAAGGGTTATTGATGTTTCATCTCCCATTATTATTCTTAATTGGTCTTTTGGACAGACTTCTAAGAGAGCATAAAGAACAGCTACACTGTCAAGGCCGCCGGAGTAAAACAGGTCAATCTGTTTATCCATATCTCGCAATTTTATAGCTCTTTGAAACATTATATCTGAAAATGATGGAAGATTATTAGTATATTCATAATCAACTCTGGGATAATGATTTTGAGACATATTGAATAAGAATTCTTTTTCACCAAGTTTATCATTAATAAACCAAGTGTATGGCCTATTAACTTGTTCTAAATAGTGTCGCTCTTCCCTCAATAAAAATTCAAATTCTTCTTTGAAATCATCATCGAAGGTTTCCCAATTTTCAATTTTTGCTATATTATTAACATAATTAATCCAAGCATTTCTGTAGTCATCACTAACGTAAACGAAACTTGTCATTAAGCTTATTAATTCGTCCCAGAACTATCTGGATTTTCATCTTCACCTGTTACTGGATTGTACACTTTAGCATCTTCAAAAAATGAACTTGTTTCATTAAATCCAAAATCATCATCAGCATCAGCTGTTGTTGGACTAGGTGATACTGTATATCTCTGTTGTCTCTTAGGTGATGCATCTGGCATATCTGCAAATTGATCAGTTTGTGCTGTCTTAATAACCTTCTGCGAAGTAACCGGCCCATAAAGATAAAACTTTGCAGTAAACGTAAGGCTATAGATTATAGTTGTCCTAGAAGTAAAGTCTCCTTCGTAAGTGTCTTCATAGGTAATACTACTCAATATCACTGGAACATCTCTTTTTATTCCCATATCAACATTATCATTAAGTGTTACTGTATAGTCTGGTTGAAAGTATGGTAAAATTTGTTCAACGATTTGCAAGGCATCGTCTGATTGTTTTGCCATAATGTATAGACCAAATTCTATGTTATATGGCACAGGCATATATTGCGTATCAAGTTGTGTTGATTTAGAGCCCTTTACTTTCTTAAACTTTTGAACACGATTTAATTTACGAACAGGATCATATGATATACCAGAGATTTCAAAACCTATACGTGGAAGAGTTACCGCAACTGCCTTAGTGAGGTCTGCATCCTCACGCAAACGTACAAGAAACTTTTGTCTCGGGCCATATGCCAAAGGCACTTTCATAGACTGCTGAATATTTCCATCATTGTCTTTTCTTACTAGATGTATATCGTTAAACATAGTACCAAAAGCGACAACCACTTTTCGTATAGTTTCATGATAGAACTGTTGACCTAACATTATGAACTCCCTGCATCACCGAATGGATTTTTCTCAGTGAAATCTAAGATTGTATCATCCAATTCGTCAAATAATTCGTTTTGAGCAGACTTATCAACACTACTAGTGTTAGCTCCCCCACTCCCTATTATATAGTCCTCTTGTATCAACCATCCGCCATGTCCAATATCAGCATTATATTCCATAAGAATACTCTCACCTACAGAACTAGAATCATCTTCACTGATTATATAATAAACGCCAGTCTCATTCTCCTGTATAATTTTTCCACCAACATTGGCAGTAGCAGCACTACCAGAAGTCTTGATAGCATCCGTAGCTGCTGGCGTGCGCTCCATCTGGGGGAGGCCGATGCGGAGGGTGAAGTCAGTCGCAGCGTTAGCATCACGCGCCATTTGAAGTCCTGGGAAAAGATGTGCAGTCGTTCCCCCACCCGAAAGTGTTTCAGTATAAGTAAATCGCTGTAGTGTACTGGTTAAATCATTCTTAATATCTGATCCTCTGTTAGTTTGAACACCCGATCCAGCTTCAGTCCTCTCTTTTTGCATAAATTTGAAAGTCTCTACATTAGTGAGATCGCCGCCAACTAATGCTACATAAGAAGATAATGTCCACGTTTCAGCATCTAAAGCATCAATCCCCGTGGTTGTCTCAAATTGAAATTCAGACGTTCCCGTCCATGTGCCTCCAAACCTTAAATCTATGTATTCAATGGCGGTGCCGCTTTCTGTGCCAGTTCCAACAACTTCAATAGTAATCCCTGATACACCAGAACCCCAATTAGTCGGCACAGTCCCGAATGATGTGGCGACTGCCGAGGTAGTGGTTGCCACATAGTCATCGAGATAAGCTTTAGCCTCTACTTGTGCGCCCCAGATATAAGTATTCTGTTCGACCATAATGACAAAACGAAATCCAGCATAAGACCCACCATCCGTTATTCCAGTAACGGATATACGCTGCCAAGATGATGTAGCTACAGCGTTATTTGAGGCTTTGACAGTATCCGAACCGCGATTAACAAGATGGATACTAATATTTGAATCCGAACCCGTAGCTCGTTTCACCCATAATGATAAGGTGAATACGCCATTTGAGGTGGTCACCTCTTGGAACATGCGATTGTCTGTGGCCCCTCCTGCCGCAGTCGTAGCGTTTCCTGCCGTATCGGGGATTAATGTATCAGCAGTTAAGATTCCATCAGGATCGAGAGTTGTATTGTCGGAGACAGAAGAATCTGAAGCAGTCCAGAGAGTGCCGAAAGTTTGGCTCTGCTTTATCAAGTTCCCAGGCGTACCAGCCACGGCACCTTGCATCGTGTTATTTCTGATGTAGTTACGCCCACTGCCATCCATAAGAATCTCATCACCGGCATTGGTGCCACTGCCGTCTGTACCCCCACTTTCAATTAAAATGCTGGGGCTAGTCTCACTTAATAGTAACCCTGCATCTGACTCTGTACCCCACTCGAATCTAAAGTTCTCGTTTTGAGCAGCTGTCTGCTGCAAGGTAAACTGATATCCAAGTGTATCGGTAGATATTGCATCTTCGATTGCATCAA